CCATATGATCTTTTAAAAATGAATCGATACTCTTCACTAATGGAAACTCCAAAACCAAAGGGGGGAAGAGTAGGATGGTCAGAGATCCAAGATGATGGCATAGTAATAGCCTGGTTTGGATACATTGACATCAAGTACCTATTACCTAAATACAAAAATGCTGCTGAATGTGTCAAACGCTATGTTGATTTTTTAATTCAATATTTTCCAAACTCTCAGCTGATACTTGCAGAGCCTTTGCCTCAGTTTAAAGAAAACATTATTCCATATTGGGAAGAAGTAGATGAGTTTTCCTATGAAGATAGAATGCAGCAGAATAATGAATTTTGCGCCGCACTAAAAGAGTATGGTTCCGCCAAAGGGCTGCAGGTAATATCCCAACAAGATATCCTTGATGCAATTGGCTTGCAAGAGCTAACATTGGAAGCTAGCGATAAAACAAAGGACCACGATATAGATGGCCTGAATAATGATCTGAACAAAAAGATATACGAAATGTTTTTAGAATTACCAAGTATTCAGAATAAAGACTAAGCCGTTAGTGCTATAATTACATATAGGAGGAAGACAATGTTTGATTTTACTGGTTGGGAAAAGATTAATGACGACGCATACGTACTTAGAGGTTTTATCTCAGAGGAAATGTGTGATGAGGCTTTTGCTGAATCTCTTGCAGGATCTAATTCACCAAACAAATATGTTAACCCTCAGAACAAAGGAATAGAGCTAATTGGCGGAAGTATGCTACCAAGCCTTGTAAAAAAAATTGAAAAGATGTTTGAAGGCACTCAATATGAAGTAGGAAATTTTCTTCACTGGTACTCAGAGCCAGGAAAACCTTTTGGAATACATAGAGATGATCAAGCACATGACCCACACCCAAATAAAAAAACATACGGCGGTGTGATTTATCTAGCAGAGATGGATGGCGGAGAGTTATACTACCCAGTTTCTAATACTTGGATGCAGCCCCATAAAGGAGATGTTGTTGTACAGTCATCCGCTGTATTACATGGAGCAAATTCTGTTACTGGAGACAATAAACGAACAGTTACATTTGTAGTATATGATAAATTAAAAGAAGCAGAAGAGATGGATGAAGATTGGCATATTGAGCATAGAAATAAAACAATACGTAATTCCAAAGAATGGTTAGAAACAGAAATTGGTAAGCGTTGGCAAAAAGAATGGGCTTGGTGGGGCGTTCTAGAGGAAGAAGATAAGTAAGTGGAACATAGACTGCTAACCAAAGATGTAGTGTTGTTTAAAAATGTTTTAAAAGACCCAGTAGCAACACAAGATTTCATTCTAAGATCTAAAATTAATAATGATCAGTGGTTTGGAGATTGGCAAGACTGGAGACCTTGGGGACAATATTCTAAAGCGTATCCATGGACTGATCCTTCTTATGAAGTTTGTAGAAATGAAGGTGGAGTTTATTTAAGAGAGTTCCTAGATATATTTTGGAATGCTTTAAAGATATATAAAGAAAATTATTTAAACCAAAGCTATTTTGACTTAATAGGTGAGAGCTCAGATATACCAACATCTATGGCAGATGCTAGAAGAAATCCAAATTATTGTTCTGCTGATGTAGTTATACTAGAATCAGAAAATACAGACAGCAAGCTGCAGTTATCTATGGAGTATCATCAGGACAGAAGACCTTGGTTTGGAGGCACTCCACATATATTTAATTTTAATATCTATACAAATGATGACTACGAAGGCGGAGACATTTTAATTATAGATACTGAAAACGGGGAAGATTCCACATACATAGATGCAGACGGGAATGAACAAAAATGCTTAATGATAGATGCACCAGTAAGATATAAAATGGAAGCAGGAGATGCTCTATTATTCAGAACAGATACCTATCATGCTGTAATGCCAGTTAAAGGTAATAAATTCTATGTACGTCAATTCTTGACAGCTATGTTTGATCAAGACTTCCTGGATAAAAAAAATTCTATGTCGGAAGAAGATTTTAATAATTTATTGAAGGAAAAAGAAAAAGAAGGATTTTCAAAATACGGTTGGCAGTGCAGAGTATTCAACTCAAAGGAAGAAATCGGAAACGGTGGAAATCCAAATCAAATAACATGTGTAATTAAACCAGTCAACTAGAATTATGGTATACTAACATTATGAAATGTGACTTTTGCGAAAACCCAAAGTATGTAGAGCGTATTAACTCTAAAGGCGTACTTGAAAATTTTTGTACACATTGTATTGAGAAGTTAGTTCAAAAAACAAAGGCTGGAAAGTGAAGACAATCATTTGGATAGGCGTTATAGCTATCCTAGTACATATATGCGGAATAATTCTGCAAGTTTATATGCGCTAGGGGATATAGCTTAATCTGGTTAAAGCAATTGTCTTATATACAATCGACTATCGGTTCAAATCCGATTATCCCTACAAAGGAGGTCAATATGAATTGGCTTCAAGCATCAATTATATTCGGACCAGTAATTGTTTTACTGATCGCATTCTGGAAGGACATAAAGTGAAAAAGATTTGGGCATTGGTAACTATAATTGCGACAGCAATTCTCTCTGGAGCTTTGCTATCTAGATTCTTAAATTGGGCGGGAAACGTAGAAATCTTTGATTTCGACCTAGATGAAGATATAGATCAAGAATCTAATCCCTTTGCATAGTTATATATATACTCATCAATATCAGATATAGATCTAATTGCTTCAACTTCTTCAGCGGTCAAAGACTCATATAAAAGTCTAGAGCTATTGTTCACATTGATCTTATGGTTGACTTTACCTTTTTCAAGGTAACTTGGAACAGGAAGATCCATATCCTGTAATATACTTCGCATTGTGTCATTTGGGTTAGTTGATTCTAATATGAATTTATTGACTCTCTTACTTCGCCGCACTGCACTATTAATATTAATTTCAGTTGACTGCAATATATCCTTACCATATACATCTGAATGACTAACTAGATATCTAGACATATTGTTAGTATATAGATTTACATTCTGCATAAATGCTTCTTTATCTGGGAGATCATTACTATAATATTTTGTTTCTGATTTATTGGCTGATTTAAATTGATCACAATATTTGCTAATTATTTGTTTTACTGGATCTCTAAATGTTGATGCTACATATGTATCTTTATCTATTTCTGGATGCCACCCCGTTATTAAAGGATTGCTATATTGGTCCCACATATTAAGAAATTCAATGCCATGTTTATTAAGCTCATCTTTTAATGGTGAGTACATGTTGCTTATGAAGTATTTAGATCCTGTTTTAGGTATCTGTAAATAATAAAAAGACTTGTAAGCCATTCTAAGACCCTCTTTTATTGATTTGCATACTTTGGGATAGATCATATGTTCTAAAATTGCTATATGGCCCTTTGAGGGCTTTTAATAACATTTGAAAATGTCTTCTACCGCCGCACTTTTCGCACTTTCGCACTATATGCTCAATTACTTCTTATATTTAAGTTTATTTACTTCTTTATGAGTGTTGTCGCAATAAGGAAAGTCAGCAGATTCCCCGCATATACATTTCTTTTTGCAGAAAGTTGTTTCAGGATAAACAGTGTTGTTCCAAAGCTTAATCTCATCTGGGTCTGTCATTAGTGGGTGCTTGTCTGGATTAAATAGCTCATATGTTCCTGGTGCATGCTCTTTTTCCATACAGAAATTAGAATATGCAAATCTAATTCCACTTGTTATTTTTCTTACCCCATGTTCCCAAGGATGAGTTGCTCCATGGATTGCCACATCTCCAGGTCTTACGTCTACCTGTAAGCAATCATCAGGATCTCCTGGTCTATCTTTAATTCTTCCATCTGCTTCAATATTTGGATAAAATATTTCTCCGCCTTCGTAGTCTCCCATATAGGCAACTACTCCATGGCTTAATCTGCAGCAAGTTGACCACCTGTCTAGTTGAGTTAGGTCATGCTCCATGTTCATCCCTGGACTATCGGCATGTACAAACATTCCTTCATCGCCAGGACGCATTACATTTACAAATAGCTGTGGGTGAATATAGTGTTCTGGATAAAGCATCATTGAAAGTCTGTCCCAAATTGGTTTAAGTTCTGGCATAAGCGGTCCAGTCTTGTCCTTGTACCAGTCTATATACTGATCTCTAAATACAAATGCATCTTTTGAATCTTTGTAAGCAGCCTCATGCTCTCTCATTAAACGCATGATATTTTCATTTTCTTCTGGGGTTATAAAGCCTCTGTAAATCCAGACCTGCTCTGCAACTTGTTCTACCTTTGGATTGTCTGTAAACATTACTTTTTACCAACTATTCTTTTTAATTTAGAAAATATTTTTGAGAAAAATAATTCAATCTTTTTTTCTGACAGGGATTCTTTAGATTCCTGATTAGTATAAAATCTACTTTGATACCTAGGATTCTTAGATGCTTGTGAAAAATGATCCCTTGCCATATTAATATTATTATACCACCAGGGACGTAAAAACCCCCTATGGAGGCGGATCCAAAAGGGGGCTTTACCATTGGGAGACGAATCTCGACCAACACTTTATTATAAGTTAATAAAGATTCAATGTCAAGGAATAATTACGCCTTTTTCAACAAGTGTGTCATACATGTTATTCATCTGCCATTGCAAAAATGGCTGATTCTTAATAATCTGCTGTTCAACATCTGCAATGTCTGCACCGCTTGACACACCAGCAAATCTTGTATCGTTATTTAATTTTTCAAGCATTAAAAGTACTACTTTTTCTTTTTCCATTTTATTCTTCCTCGTTTGGTCTAAATGATGGGGCTGGTCCTAATAGATAGCCCTTATTATGATATTCTACCATTTTTTGCGTGTCTTCTCCACCAACAATTTTATTGGACATCAGAGTTAGCAAATCGTATATCCTATGTAACATTATATAATTTACCATAGGAAGGTTATCCTCTAAATCAGAGGTATTTATTTCATTCAGGTCTTCCTGCATCTAACCAAAAAGCCTCTCTACCCATTGCATCGGTTACCAGCATTGGGGCCGATTCATTTTCTAAACTACAAATACAATTATCTTCACACATTTTTATGTTTATTTACCTCATCGACTATTTTTTGATAGCTAGTTGAGCCAAGTGCTTTTTTATAGTCACACTCTAGGCAATATAAGTATACCTCATCTAAAAGGTTTTGATTTGAAAAAAGAATGGATTGGTCTACTGGGCATAAAAGCTTTTCAACCAATCCTTCTTCTGACATGGAGATGTAAGTTGATACATATTGTACCCTCATCCCATCTCCTTTACTTTGTCGGAAATTTTAAATAAAATTCCTTAGCTCTTGGGGTCATACCCTTCCAAGCCGACCAATCATTTCCGCCATTGGTCATGTAGTACGTTATCTCTGCGTTTGTTACTGGGTCGAATAACTCCTTGTTACTCTGTAGATCAAATTTCTCAAGTCTTGCAGGACCAAGATTTCCAATCATGTTTATCTGAAACAATCCGTAAGAACTATCTCCTGTATTCTTATTCCCGTTATATGCAAGCGGTCTTCCATTAGATTCACGCTTTGCTATTGACCATGCTTTCTTAAGGCCTAGTCCTTCGAATCCTACAGTCTTAAGTAATGTTACTAACTCTTCGTCTGTAAGCATCTCAGATGGCTTGTAAATCTCTTTACTAAAACTATCTAAGACTTCTTGCTTTAATTGGGCTTCAGTTTTCACTAAAGGTTTTACAGTCAAAGCATTTGCTGGGCTTCCAGAAAACAAAAACAGTGTTGTCACTGCTATTATTGTCCAGTCACGAACCAAATCGCTAAACTGTTGTTTTATATTCTCCATTGGCATTTCCTCCTATAGAGATAACGAACTCTAAGAATAGCATTGAATATAAGTAACTGTCAAGTTAGTTAACTGAAACTATATCTCACATACTGATACTTATAAAAGTATTTTTTACCCCTAGACCATTAAATAAAAGTTTGATACACTAGGACTTCATTCAAAATTAGCACCGCAAGGCGGAGAAAAGGTCGTATAATAAATGTCACAAACTATTGAAAACCCTTATGAAAACTTTATTGCTTTATCTAGATATGCAAAATGGGTAGAAGCAGAAGGTCGTAGAGAAACATGGGGAGAGACAGTAGACAGATATTTTTCATTTATGACTAACCATTTAAAGACAAACCATAATTATATTCCAAATGAAAAGCTAGTTGCGGAATTAAAAGAGTTTGTATTTCAACGAAATGTTATGCCGTCCATGAGATCTGTAATGACTTCTGGAGCGGCACTTGAAAGAGATAATGTTGCTGGGTACAATTGTGCTTTTCTGCCAGTTGACTCACCACGATCATTTGATGAAACAATGTATGTTCTGATGTGTGGAACAGGCGTAGGGTTTTCGGTAGAATATAAGTATATTAATAAGCTACCGCCAGTACCAGAAAAACTAGAAAAGTCAGATACTGTAATTGTTGTAGAAGATTCTAAACAAGGCTGGGCAAAAGCATATCGTGAACTGCTTGCATTGCTTTGGACTGGACACATTCCAGCAATTGATGTTTCAAAAGTTAGACCTTCAGGCGCAAGACTTAAGACAATGGGTGGAAGGTCTTCAGGACCACAACCACTTGTAAATCTATTTGATTTTACAATTGCAAAGTTTAAAAATGCCACAGGAAGAAGCCTTAAGCCAATCGAGTGTCATGACATTATGTGCAAGATTGGTGAAGTTGTTGTAGTAGGTGGAGTTCGCAGATCAGCAATGATTTCTCTTTCAAACATTAACGATATTGAAATGGCTCAAGCAAAATCTGGAAATTGGTGGGAGCAAAGCCCACAACGTGCACTATCAAATAACTCTGTTGCATATTCTCGCAAGCCAGAGATGGAACAATTTATAGCAGAATGGAAATCTTTATATGACTCTAAGTCTGGAGAACGAGGTATATATAATGTGGCCGCAGCTCAGGCCCAAGCAGCAAAGTTTGGAAGAAGAGATCCAGATATACACTACGGAACTAACCCATGCTCAGAAATTATTTTACGTCCTTACCAGTTTTGTAACCTTTCAGAAGTCGTATTACGTGAAAATGATACAAAGAAAGATATTCAGCGCAAAGTTGAGCTCGCAACAATTCTTGGAACGTGGCAATCAACACTAACAGACTTTAAGTATCTTCGCAAGATTTGGAAAGATAACACTGAAGAAGAAAGGCTACTTGGAGTTTCTCTCACTGGACAGTTTGGACATAAGTTTATGTCTGGAAAAGAAGACCTAGTTGCCCTTGAAGCTTTTCTTATGACTTTGCGTGACAAGGCAAGAGAAGTAAACAGAGAAGAGTCTGGCAAGATTGGAATTCCTGAGTCTGCAGCAATTACTTGCGTAAAGCCTTCAGGAACAGTTTCTCAATTAGTTGGAGTTTCTTCTGGAATGCATCCATGGCATTCCCCATATTACATTCGTACGGTTCGTGGATCAAAGGGAGATCCAATTTCAACTTTCTTGAAGGAAGTCGGAATCCCAGTAGAAGACGACGTAATGAAGCCAAACGACACATACGTATTTTCATTTCCAGTAAAAGCACCAGAAGGAGCAATTGTAAGAAATGATCTTACAGCAATTGACCATTTAAACATTTGGTTAGTGTACCAACGTGCTTGGTGTGAACATAAGCCATCAATTACTGTTTCCGTAAAAGAAGATGAGTGGATGGAGGTAGGAGCTTGGGTTTATAAGAATTTTGATGAAGTTTCTGGAATTTCTTTCCTCCCACACTCAGAACATACATACAAGCAGGCTCCATACCAGGAAGTTTCTAAAGAAGAGTATGATGCTCTTGTTGAAAAAATGCCAAAAAATATTCGTTGGGAAGATTTGTCTTTCTATGAAACAGAAGATGGAACATCACCCTCTGCCACCCTTGCCTGTAGCTCTGACGGCAATTGCGAACTTGTAGATATTTCAGCATAGTGGTAGAATTATAGTATTCGGCCACAGCCGAAAATTCCAAGGGCAAATTGCCCACAAGGAGATAATAAAATGGCTAAATTTGCAAAAGCAGATTTAAATAAAGATGGGAAAGTAACTATGCAAGAACAGATCCTAGCAGCATTGGCTAGCTACGGAAGAGCATTTCTTTCAGCAGCGCTAGCTTTATACATGACAGGCAATACAAATCCTAAAGATTTATTGCTTGGTGGAGTGGCAGCAGTAGCACCCGTAATTTTAAAGGCATTAAATCCAAATGATAAGAATTTTGGATTTACCAACCAAGCCTAAGTTATAGTTGATTAGGAACGCCTTTATGCTAAAATTGGCATAAGGGCTTTTCTAATTTAGGGGTAAATGTGGCAGCGCAAAAGAATTTTGAAGTTGATCAAAATACAACGTTTACGTTTGAGGTCCAGTACCTAGACGAAGATCAGACACCTATTCAACTTCATAATCACACAGCAAAACTTCAAGTTAGAGATACTCAAGGCGGTAAAAAGCTAGCGTTTACTTTAACAGAGCAAGATGGTTTAACAATAAGTCCAGTAGAAGGAAAAATACAAATTTCTATATCTCCAGATAGAACAAACAAAATGTTTTTCCCAAAATCCGCATACGACCTAGTATTAGTTGATCCAAGCGTAAACAAGACTAGGCTCCTAGAAGGATATATGACATTGAATAGATCGGTAACAGTGTAATGGCAACAAAATTAATAGTTACAGAAAATAACCCACTTGTAGTAGTTAGGTCTACTGGAGCGCCTGGAAGAACAATAATAAGTGGAGGCGGAAACCCAGATGCTACCCTTGGAGTCCCAGGAGACTTTTATTTTGATACAAACACAACAAGGTTTTGGGGCCCAAAGGCTTCAACAAATACTTGGAATATAAACAATAGCTTTATCTTGGATAAACAAATTTCATTGACATATCCATGGGAAATGGCACAAATAACTGGGCCAGTCTCTGGAGTCTATTCAGTTCAGATAAATCATAACCTTGGGTTCCACCCAAACGTAACCGTCAAATCTAGCGCTGGGGACATCCTAGAAACTGGAATAGACTATAATAGTATTAATCAAATAACACTGACAATGGCGCAACCGTTCTCAGGGACAGCATATCTGTCATAAGGGAGAAAAAAAATGGCAAAAAAGTTTTTAGTTAGCATTGATCTTAACAAGAATGAGTTACTCAATGCTAGAATTCAGAATTTAGGGTCAGCCCCTTCATCACCAGTTGCAGGTCAGATTTACTTTGATACAGGCACACATGTACTATACTTCTACAATGGAACAGAGTGGACACCAACCTCTGGTTCAACAGAAGTTATTCAAGATTTAATTGGCTCGACAGTTGTTGGCGGAACAGGTTTAACTGCAACATATAGCGATGCAGCAGGAACACACACAATAAAATTAAATGACACCGCAGTAGCAGTAGGAACATATGGATCTATTACAAAAGTTCCAACATTTACAGTAGATCAGCAAGGTAGAATAACATCAGCAAGCGAAGCTAATTTAGTTATACCACTAGACTCACAAACAACTGGTGACTATGTAGCAACAATTGTTGGAACAGCAAATGAAGTTACAGTTTCACCAAATAGCGGACATAATGCGGCTGTAACAATTGGCCTACCAGATAATGTAGAAATTACTGGTAACTTGCAAGTTGGCGGAAACCTAAATGTAATTGGAACAGTTAACTCTGTAAATACAACACAGATTAACATTGAAGATAATAAGGTAAAGCTTAATAGTAATTTTGCTGGAACCCCAACCACAGATGCTGGAGTTACAGTTGAGCGTGGATTAGAAACAGATGTAGAAATCCTATGGAATGAGACATCTGATACATGGACATTGACAAACAATGGTACAGCGTATCATGCAATTGCTAGAAAGTATGCAGAAACACTTGGTGCATCTGCAACATCTTATACAATTACTCACAACTTAGGCACAACTGATGTAACTGTTCAAATTTTTGAAGCAGCTTCTCCATTTGCACAAGTCGAGGCAGATGTAAAAAGAACAAGCTCAAATGTTGTGACAGTAGATTTTGCAATAGCGCCAACCGCTGGAGAATATAAAGTAGTAGTTGTAGGATAACAGCATGTCCAGACAGATGAAGGTTGCCCTTAATCTTCTTACCTCAATGGAGAATCCAGACGTAGCCACAGTTGGAGATATCTATTTTAATACGGTAACGAAGAACTTAAGAATATATAATGGACTGCTTTGGGTTGAATTGACCCCACCTAGCACGGATCCAACTCCATTCTATATGCACACCCACACATTTGATGGAGATGTACATACAATTGATGTACAAAACAAAATTACATTTAAAGAAACAAACGTTATAGACACCCCAGCCGTATCATTACCAATTATAGTTGGCTATGACGGGCAAAATGCTTCATCTCTTAATGATGGCGGATCAATAACAGACCAAACATTACTTGATGGCGGAAACGTTGAAGGACAAGCACAGCAAGTAGAAGATCAAATTCTAGAAGGAGGTAACTCTGCAGACATAGATGGTATAATTGTTGATGCAGGGGGTTCATAAAATGGCATTAAGAATACAACTAAGAAGAGATACAGCAGCAAATTGGGTAACAAATAACCCTATATTATTACCAGGTGAGATTGGTATTGAAACAGATACATTAAAGTTTAAAATTGGTAACGGTTCTAGATGGAATTCCACAACCTCATATGCATTAAGGGCTGGAGAGGCTAATGGCCTTGCTACGCTTAATTCCCTTGGTAAAATACCAACATCACAATTACCAGACTCTATTTCAGCAGGTGCTGATCTAAATGCTGCGATTGCTGCACTTACAAGCGACTCTATAGCAGAAGGATCTAGTAATAGATACTTTACTAATCAAAGAGCAATCGACGCCGCTGCCTCCGCCATATCAGCAGCTCTTGCAACAGAAATAATAAATAGAAATAGTGCAATTGCAACACAGGCAACAGCTACAACAGCAGCTATTGCAACTGCAAAGACCCAAGCAATCACAGCAGCAGCAGACGATGCTTCTGCAAAAGTTATCGCAGCCAAAGCAGAACTTAATACAGCTATACAGTCAAATACAGTATCTGTAAATTCATATACTGATGCAAAAATTGCCACAGAGGTCACAAATAGAAATAATGCAATTTCTACAGCAGTGTCAGGTCTATCTTCAGGTGGAGGATCTTCAACAATAACATTAGGTTCTGTATTAACTGGTGACGCAGACTCTTCTGTTTCAATTGTAAATTCTGGAACCCCAACTGCAGCAGTATTCAATTTTACTATTCCACGTGGCGCAACAGGCGCAACTGGAGCAACTGGACCACAGGGCTTAAAAGGCGACACAGGAGACACAGGACCACAGGGCTCAACTGGATTAACAGGCGCAACTGGAGCAACTGGAGCAGCAGGAGCTGCTGGTTCTGCAGCAACAATATCTATTGGAACAGTTACAACAGGAGCTGCTGGTTCTTCAGCAGTTGTTACAAATGCTGGAACAAATTCAGCGGCTGTTCTAAACTTTACTATTCCTCGTGGAGCAGATGGCTCAGGCGGAGGATCAACTTTTTCTGGAAACACAGACGCAGTAGCAGAAGGCACGACAAATCTTTACTTTACAGATGCACGAGCAATAGCAGCAACAAACCAAAGATTTACAGATGTCTATGTTAATTTAAATCAAGCAACAGACGACTTATTAACATATGCAAACGCTAATTATTTAACATCTTCTAGTCTAGGAAACACATTAGACGGATATGTAATGGAAGCAGACGCAGATCTTGCTGGAGGGTATGCAAAAATTGGACTATCAAGCGGAACAATATTAGATGCAGTTATTCCATCTACAATTGCAAGAACTTCAGATATAACAACTGCTATAGCAAATGTTGTAAATGCAGCACCAGCTTCATTTGACACACTTAAGGAAATTTCAGACTATATAGCAACAGATCAATCAGCTGGAACAGCTTTAACGACATTGGTTGGCACTAAGCTATCTTCAGCAGATGCGGCATCTACATATGCTCCAATTGCTTCCCCCACATTCACTGGTACAGTGGGTGGCATAACAAAGACAATGGTTGGCTTAGAAAATGTTGACAATACAACAGACCTATTAAAGCCTATATCTACTGCAACCCAAACAGCATTAGACGCTAAATTGGCTACATCAGTCGCAGCATTAACTTATGCAACAAAAGCCTCACCAGTATTTACTGGAACAGTAGATTTTTCTGGTGCAACAGTAACTGGAATAACAGCACTTCCAACACAATTAAATAATACTGGCAAATATTTAACAACAAATGGAACAGTAGCCTCATGGGCAGATCTTAATTTAACTGCATATGCACCAATCAACAATGCCTCATTTACTGGAACATTTTCTGCACCATCTGGCACCATAACATCGTCAATGCTAGCAGACGGAACAATTGTTGACAATGATATATCAGCATCAGCCGCTATATCAAAAACAAAAATATCTGGAACAGCAGTAACTTTAGCAGATACCGCAACTATTTCCAATACAATGCTAGCTAATTCAAGCATAACAATTAATGGTACATCAGTCTCACTTGGTGGAACTGCAACAATTGCTGCTGGTGCAAAAACATTCTATAATAATACTGGCACACTACCTACTACTGGTATGGTTGCTGGAGATATTTATATACAATACTAGGATATAAATGAAAATAAATGATGGTTCATCCTGGAAAGAAGCAAAAGCCTTAAAAATAAACACTGGCTCAGGATTTGCCGCCGCAAAAAAAGCTTACGTCTATAATAACGGTTGGCAAATCTCATATCCAAACCTACCATCAACTCCAGGAATTACCCTCACATATTCAGGCACAACATATCCAACCGTAGGAACAGTTTGGGCTGTGCAGGGAAACTGGAATATGGATCCAGCAAATGCCCCAGTTTCTTATACATATCAATGGAAGCGTGGGAGTACAAATATTTCTGGCGCCACCTCCGCAACATATACAACAGTAATTGCCGACATAGATTCAACAATTGGCGTAACCGTTGTTGCAACAAATTTAAGAGGCAATACAACTGCAAGCCAAAACTCTGGAACAATTATTCTTCCTACTGTTTCCGCCGTCTCAGTGTCTGATTCTACCGAGACACCGTCAGCAACATCTGTAACAATTTCAAAGAGCGGAACTTCTTATAGCGGAAGCTTTACCTCATCTACAAATGCAACTACATATAGCGTAACTACAAACAATGGTTCAGTTACACAATCTGGTTTAACGTTTAGCGGATCAGGGTCTGCTGGATCAACAACAGTTTCAGTTACACCAATAAATACAAACAAAAAGGCTTTAATTTCATGGACAGCAGCCCCAGGAGCATCTTCATATGATATTGTAAAGTATGGAAATAACATACAAGACACAGTCAACGTCCCTTCTTCACAGCTTAGCTATACTTGGTCAATTGCAGATGGAAATGAAGGAAACTACTTTAGCGTATATCCAAGATCTGCTTTATATCAAGGCTATGGAATACAAAGAACTCTTACCGTATCAAATAAATCTGCCGCAACTGCAACAGGAACAATAACAATAGGTTGTACAGCAGGATGGGTAGATGCTGATTGGACATATGGCGGAGCTACATGGAGCGGAAGCTGTGTAAGTAGCGTTGAGGCTGGAACTTACAGCTGGAGATATAGACTTTATCAATATGCAGATTGCACACAAGATAATTTAATTGAATATGGAAGCTATCCTACTTCAAGGGCATGTACGCCAACTTGTACTGCGGGATGGCAGGCTGGATCTGATTATACATATAACAGTATAACCTGGTCTGGAACATGTTCTGAAACAGGAATTGAAGCTGGTACTGCAGCAAATAGAACAAGAACATGGGTAAATGCAAATTGCACAACAGAGACTAGAACTGAGTATGGCCCATTCTATTATTCAAGAGCATGCACATACACCCCACCAGCAGCATGTGTATGTAATTACACAACAACTCCAACACAAAGCTATCACTATGCCCCAGAATGTTGTGCTGGAGGATCTGCTAGAGCTGGATCGCTTAGTGGAACAACTTCAAATGCTTGTTGTCCAAATGTTACTAAAACCGCTACTGGTAAATATGCATGTAAGTCATACGATGTAACTAACTCAGCAAGTTCAAACTATTCAACTTGCTTCACCGAGGGGGATTGCGATGCTCGGTATAACTCAGACGGAAGTAGAGCTGCTTGTTATGCATAAGTTATTGACACTATCTGCATTCAAGGAGTATAATAAACTATGATTAATTTAAATGAAGAAGACTGGTTTATCCACGGAGTAAAAGCTACCCAGCTTGCAGCTGGCAGAACCGCAATGCAATTAGCTTTAATTATAGATGGAGAAATTGTTTCTTTTCTAGGAGTTAGCCCAGAGATAGCAGAGAAATTTTTAAATGCATCTGTGATATCTGATATTGGAGAAACGAGTCCAGGGATATTTGAATTTAATATTGATGGCGAGGCGGTAAAGTCAAATGAAAAGATATACTCAATTATTCTCTCAGATCCAACTATTGTTCATGTAAGCCTAGATGCCCAAAGACATGCAGATAAAGCAGAAATTGGCTGGCTATATCAAGGAGGTCAATTCATAATTCCAGGAGTTTATGAATGACAAGCAAGTGGCAAGAGTACAAAGAAAAGCTGGGAGAAACAAGACCTTGGGACATACTTAATCCCAATACTGAATATGTCGAAGAATCGGAAGCAACCAAAAGATATGATATATGTAAGGCATGCCCAGAGCTTATAGATTTAACCAAGCAGTGCAAACAATGTGGATGTGTGATGCCATTAAAAACAAAGCTTGCAAAAGCTACATGCCCACTATCAAAATGGTAAATATTCCAATTTGAATAAAAGACATACGGTATAATAAGATAACACGCAACACCGCCAGGAGGATTTATAAATGGCAACGGTTTTTCCAACAAGTAAAGACAATCTCAGCAATCCCTCATCTTCAAGCGAATTGGTGGGCCATGCCCAGCAACACGCAGATGCAAACGATGCAATTGAAGCTCTTGAGACAGCAGTTGGTGTAGTTAACTCAACTGATGCAAACTCTTTAACATATAAAGTCAACACTCTTTCTACAGCCGTCCAAGGAATTGCAAATACCTCAGACACCATTTCAGAGCTCCTAGGTCTGGACGGGAACAATGATCTTGAAGTAACTGGCATTGAAAATGCTACAAATGTAGATTCATTTGCAAAAAGCACATGGAGAACAGTTCACTACAAGATACAGGTTAAAAAAGGAATTGATGTTTACTCTTCAAACATCACAGCAACACATGATGGAACTGATATTCTAGTATCAGAATCAGACATCATTTCAACAACAGATACTTCATTATTTACTTATACATTTGAAGAAAATTCAGGTATAATTAGTCTAAGAGTCACCCCTAATGGTGGATCTATTACTTTTAAGTATTATAGAACCGCAATTAAGGCGTAAGCAAAAAAAAGCAACAAGAGGAGTCATATAAATGGCAACAGTAGTAAAAAACTTTAGAATTAAATCAGGCCTCATTGTTGAAGGTACAACAGGTACAATCAACGGCCAAAACATCCTTAGAGAAACAGGATCAGACAGCTACATCCTCAACCTTGTAGGTGGAGCGACTCTAGTAAAGTCTGTAGAATCTACACAGCTTGAAGTTAGCGGAGCTGGAAAGCTTTCTATCAAGTCTGGCGTATTTGACGCAGCAGGCGCAGCAGCAGCAGCACAGTCTGCAGCAGAAGCCACAGCATCAGCAGATGCAACATCTAAGGCTAATGCCGCAGCATCATCTGCAATCTCTGCAGCAGCAACAGATGCTACTACTAAGGTAGCAGCAGAAGCAGCACTTAGAGTATCAGGCGACGCAGCTTCAGTTTCAACTGCAGCAGCA